CGCACGGCAAGTATATGGACATGGTTCCGGTAGGTAATTTGAACGGATCATCTTCTACCTACTATACCGACATGTACTGGATAAGCACCGCCACAGTCCGTGTGGTCTATCGTGGCAACTACAACGCGAACCCGTATGGCGGTGTTTCGATGTCGAATGCGAGCTACGATTCCTCGAATACGAGCACGAGCATCGGTTCTCGTCTGGCCTTCCGCGGTCGGCTCGTCAGGGCGTCGAGCGCCGTGGCGTTTAAAGCGATAAGCGAGGTTGCATGATCGGCCGCGTAAAGCGTCAAAGCGGGAGCGAAGCGACAAAACGTCCGGTGTTCCCCGAGCAGGGGAACGCCGTTCATTACGGGCGTCAGCCCGTCGAAAAATATTTTTTTGACGTCAGGTTTTGTATCTGTTTGTTAAATAATAATTTGAAAATAGTACTTTTGCATTTGAAAGGTGGCGCCTCCCCATAGGCCGTGTGGTCTATCGTGGCAACAACAACGCGAACCCGAATGGCGGTGTTTCGATGTCGAATGCGAACAACGATTCCTCGAATACGAACACGAACATCGGTTCTCGTCTGAACAACAATCGAAAGGAAATTTTAATCGGCGTACAACACCGGGGACTTGTCCCCACCGTGGTGCCGAGGGGGGCAAGCCGCAGTAACAGCGGTCCGCAAGGGCCGGAAAACTGAAAAATAAAGTGTCGGGTAGGGTTTGGTAGGCCGGAAACGGTTCGAAGAAGCCGGGCCCGGGGGATTGAAGGCCCCGTATTAAAAGCAATAAACAGTAATTTATGCGCAGGGTTGGGTATATCATCGAGGAGATCGTGGAGCCTTCCAACATGGAGGCTTCCTTTCGGCAGGTCCTTCGCGGCAGCAAGCGTAAACGCAGCCGCCAGGGGTGCTATCTGCTCGCGCATAAGCCCGAGGTGTTGGAGGAGCTGGCCGCGCAGATCGCATCCGGTACTTTCCGCGTGAAGGACTACCGTGAACGCGAGATCATCGAGGGCGGCAAGCTACGCCGCATTCAGGTGATCCCGATGAAGGACCGCATCGCCGTGCATGCCATCATGGCGGTGGTGGACCGCCATCTGCGGAAACGTTTCATCCGTACCACCTCCGCCAGTATCAAGAGACGGGGGATGCACGACCTCCTGGCGTATGTCCGCCGTGACATGGCCGAAGACCCTGATGGTACACGTTACTGTTACAAGTTTGACATCACCAAATTCTACGAGAGCGTGAAGCAGGATTTTGTGATGTATTGCGTCAGCCGGGTGTTCAAGGACGCAAAGCTCGTGACCATGCTGGAGAGCTTTATCCGCCTGATGCCTGAAGGTCTGAGTATCGGCCTGCGCAGCTCGCAGGGGCTGGGTAATTTGCTTTTGTCTGTGTATCTGGACCATTATCTGAAGGACAGGTATGCCGTGCGTCATTTCTACCGCTATTGTGATGACGGCGTCGTACTGGGTAAAACGAAAGCGGAACTGTGGAAGATTCGTGATGCCGTCCACGGGCGCATGGAGTGTGCCGGTCTCCTGGTGAAGGGGAACGAGCGCGTGTTCCCGCCGGGCGAGGGCATCGACTTTCTGGGGTATGTGACTTTCGGTGCGGACCATGTCCGCCTTCGCAAGCGCATCAAGCAGAAGTTCGCCCGAAAAATGCACGAGGTAAAATCGAGAAGGAGGAGGCGTGAGCTGATAGCGTCGTTCTACGGGATGGCCAAGCACGCCGACTGTCATACGTTGTTTAAAAAATTAACAGGCAAAGACATGAGATCATTTAAAGACTTGAACGTTTCCTACAAGCCGGAGGACGGCAAGAAACGTTTTCCCGGGGTGGTGGTAAGCATCCGGGAGCTGGTGAACTTACCGATTGTGGTGAAGGACTTCGAGACGGGCATCAAGACCGAACAGGGCGAGGACCGCTGTATCGTGGCCATTGAGATGAACGGTGAACCGAAAAAGTTCTTTACCAACAGCGAGGAGATGAAGAACATCCTCTTGCAAGTGAAGGATATGCCCGACGGCTTCCCGTTCGAGACCACCATCAAGACGGAAACCTTCGGCAAGGGTCGAACTAAATACATATTTACATGAAACGGGTAGAAGGAACATCCGGGATAAGACTGATCGAGTGCGTGAGCCCGGCACGCAACAGATGGCGCATCCGCTGGGATGTGCAGGAACGTGAAGACGGATCCGCCTCCTACATGGAGGAAAGCTTTGTCGGCAGACCTCACATGGATACTATAAAGTCCGTCATTACAGACTGGTATAATGAGCAAATTGACCGTGAGATACTTTCCGGCTTTCTCTATGAAGGTATGCCGGTATGGCTGTCAAGTGAAAACCAGTTCAATTATAAGGCAGCGTATGATCTGGCCGTACAGACTGGTGGTGCTACGCTTCCTGTGACATTCAAGTTCGGTACGGATGAGGTTCCCCAATATCGGGAGTTCGTCACACTGGAGGAACTGACCGATTTCTACACGAAAGCCATGAAGCATGTTCAGGACACGCTGTCTGACGGCTGGAGGAAGAAAGACGCTTTTGATCCGGAGAAGTACCGGGTGGAATAAATCCTTCGGGGGAGGATAAGAAAAAAGCCCCCGGCCTGTTAAAAGTAACGCCAATCACTTAGAACAACAAGTACGCCAGAGCGCACGACCGGGGGCAAATACCCTCTGTCGCGCTCTGGCTTTTTGTTGTCTAAAAAATGATTGGCGATGCAAAGATATAATTTTTTTGTTGTATGAAAGTGATTGAGATATTAAACTTTAACCGGGAGCTGTTGAAAAGGCTTCAGGCATCCGGAATCCGCCTGGAAGATGCCCGGTATATTGATTTGTATTCAGACTATACCCGCATGTTGGATCAGGGTGAGAAGGTTTCGTATGCCGTGGCCGTACTATCCGAGAAGTACTCGGTGAGTGAGCGCAAGGTCTATGCACTGGTGAAACGGTTCCAGAGTGACTGCAAGACGCTTGCAGTGTGAACAGGTTGTTTTACGCGGTTTACGCGGCTTTTTCTCATTATCTTTGGAGAGTTCCAAATTTTAGGAGGAAAAGGCTATGAATAAGTATTATCGCATCCTGGACAAGATTCTTGCCACGGGAAAGACACAGACCAATAAGAAGGGAAATATACAGTACCTTCTGAACGAGCAGCTCTCACTGACACCGGCGGACCTGCTCGACATATTCGAGGGGCATAATATCGCCCGCAAGAAGCTCCGCAGCGAGTTGCAGTTATTTATGCAGGGTGAGCGCAATGTGGAGAAGTACCGGGAGGCTGGCATCAACTGGTGGGACTATTGCGGCTCTATCCTGGTGAACAGTTACCCGACCTATTTCGAGAAGCTGCCCCCATTGATAGCGAAAATTAACCGGGAGAGGCGCAACAGCAAGAATTACGTGCTTTTCCTGGGCGAAACCGGTGCCGAGAGCAACCAGGCACCCTGTTTGAGTCTGGTACAGTTCCAGTTAGATGGCGGTGAACTGGTTCTATCCGCCTACCAGCGTAGCAGTGACGCGAACCTCGGGCTGCCTTCCGATATTTACCACCTGTACCTGATGGCGCGGCAGATAGAACTTCCCTTGAAGTCGATCACTCTCTACCTGGGCAATGTACATATCTACGAGAATAATATCCCGGGCACCCGTGCGCTGATCGCCGGTGACGAGACGGTCCGCTTCGGGTTGAACGTGTAGTTTGCTGTATATGTCTTGCAGCGGGAACAGTTCATGTTTCCCGCTGTTTTTCGTTTATTCTGGGGACCTTTGCGGCCGTTTTAAAGCAGAATGAAATGAGAAAGATGTATTTGTCCGCCCCGCTTCCTTTCGTGGGGCAGAAACGCATGTTTGCGAGGGAATTTATCAAGGTGCTGGGACAGTTCCCGGACAGCACCGTGTTTGTGGACTTGTTTGGCGGCTCGGGCCTGCTGTCACATATTACCAAATGTGTCAGGCCTGATGCCACCGTTGTGTATAATGACTTCGACAACTACCGCTGCCGACTTGTAAATATCCCGGCCACCAATGTGCTGTTATCCGATTTGCGTCGGATAGCTGAAGGGGAACCCAGAAACAAACGTATAACCGGGGAGGTTCGCGATAAAATGTTTGCTCGTATTGAGAGGGAAGAAAAAGAGCACGGTTACGTGGATTATATCACGGTTTCCGCATCCTTGTTGTTCGCCATGAAATATGTGACCAGTTTGGAAGGAATGAAGAAAGAAGCCATTTACAATAGGATTCGGCAGACAGACTATCCCGAAGCAAAGGATTATCTGGAAGGACTGACTATAACCAGCGAAGACTACAAGGAAGTATTCAAACGTTACAAAGATGTTCCGGGTGTGGTGTTCCTGGTTGATCCGCCGTACCTCTCCACCGAGGTGGGTACTTACAAGATGTTCTGGCGTCTGGCTGACTATCTGGATGTACTAACCGTTCTGAAAGGGCATTCGTTCGTGTACTTCACCTCGAACAAGTCCTCCATTTTAGAACTGTGCGACTGGATGGACCGAAACCCATTTGTCGGCAGCCCATTCAAGGAATGCAGGAAAGTGGAGTTTAGTGCAAGCGTAAACTATCAAGCTAAATATACAGACATGATGCTGTACACGAAGCCGGATGAGGTGTCAGGTATAGCAGCCTAACAATTGCATAAAGATAGGAAATTATTTTGAATCTGCAATGGCTTTTAAATGATATTTTAAAGCCATTTAAAGAGGGTTCAAGTGAAAGAAAAACGGTGGGCTTTGATCATGCTGAATAGGACCGCGCTCACCGTTTTTCTTGTACGCGTCGTTTTTGTACTTTTTGAAACGCATCGTTTTTGTTAAGCGGCACGTCTGGTTTTTCCGGATTTATAGGATGTGCTTTAGTAGGCTCTATCGTAGGTGTTCTTTTTGCTGGAATCTTAAGCGATAAGTTAGGAAGAAAACTTACGATGGTTATATCAGCTGTGTTGTTTTCCACATCAGCTCTAGGATGTGCTCTATCAGCCGATTTTGCCCAATTGGTAGTTTATCGGATTATAGGTGGAGTAGGAATAGGGGTTGTGTCCATTGTTTCTCCTCTTTATATATCAGAACTAGCTGTAGCGCAGTATAGAGGACGTTTGGTGTCATTGTATCAGTTGGCTGTAACAGTTGGTTTTTTGGGAGCTTATTTAGTTAACTATCAATTATTGGCATGGGCGGAGAGTGGTACGCAATTAAGTGTGGATTGGTTGAATAAAATATTTATAACTGAAGTATGGAGAGGTATGTTGGGTATGGAAACATTGCCGGCAATCTTATTCTTCATAATCATATTTTTTATTCCGGAAAGTCCCCGCTGGTTAATCGTACGTGGAAAGGAATTGAAAGCTGTAAATATATTAGAGAAAATATATAATTCAATTACAGAAGCGAAAAGTCAATTAAATGAAACGAAATCTGTGCTGACCTCTGAAACAAAATCGGAATGGTCTTTATTGATGAAGCCTGGAATTTTCAAAGCTGTTATTATCGGTGTGTGTATTGCGATTTTAGGACAGTTTATGGGTGTGAACGCAGTACTTTATTATGGCCCTTCTATCTTTGAAAACGCAGGACTTTCAGGAGGAGATTCTCTTTTTTACCAAGTTCTGGTAGGACTAGTCAATACTTTGACCACCGTTCTGGCTCTTGTCATCATTGATAAGGTAGGCCGCAAGAAACTTGTTTATTACGGAGTTTCGGGAATGGTTGTTTCTCTGATTCTCATCGGCCTGTACTTCCTCTTCGGAGATTCCCTGGGAGTATCCAGCCTCTTCCTGCTTGTTTTCTTCCTGTTCTATGTATTCTGCTGTGCCGTATCTATCTGTGCCGTGGTGTTCGTACTTCTCTCGGAGATGTATCCCACCAAGGTTCGCGGACTGGCCATGTCGATAGCAGGATTCGCTCTGTGGATCGGAACGTACCTGATCGGACAGTT